TTTGACGCAGACGTTACTAGCTTAACTGGCTCTGTTGCTACCTTTGGGGCCATCGCAGGTGGTTCCGGCTACACGAACGGCAGCTATACAAACGTCCCCCTCACAGGCGGTTCAGGAAGCGGAGCCACTGCAGATATCACAGTGGCTGGCGGAATTGTCACGGTTGTCAGTCTCAATGAGCCTGGCTTAGGGTATTTAGCCACTGATGACCTATCGGCATCTAGTGCTAACCTTGGTGGCAGTGGTTTGGGCTTTGAAGTAGCAGTGGGCACCATTACTACAAGTAGCGGTAGACTGACCGACGTATCAGCTTATGCTGAAGCGTGTGGACTGGGCAACGGAAACGGAAGCCTTGAGATTCAGAACGCTATCAGCTCTCTGTCAGGTGTCTACTTTGATGTAACCTCCAACGGAACTGCCCCCGATGGGACAACCGACGTTGTTGATGGAGACAGAATTGCTGTTGAATTCAGCGGTTCTTCCTATAACTGGGTTGTTGTTCCTGCTGCAGCTCTGGGTGGTGACTTGTCTTCTGTAGCACACGTTTGCTACGGCTCTCAAGTAGAACTTGCCTTGACTCAAGAGCAAACTGTCCCTCAGACACTGTGGAACTTTGATGCTATCACATCGACTGAGATCATCGATAATGCTCTCCGTGGAGTTGGCTTCGCTGGTGAACCACAAGCAGTGTTTATTGAGGCTGGAGTTGACAATGTTAACCGTCTGTATGCAGATAGCCAAAAGTACTTCAATGCCTTTGGTTTCATTGCCTTCTACGGTTCTTACATCGAGAACTCTGCTGGACAGTACATCCCCCCATCCTCCTATGTGGCCGGTGTGGCAGCTCGCCGCTACCGTGCAGAAGGATTCCAGTTCCCACCCGCAGGTACCAAGTATCAACTTGCTGATGCTGTGGGCGTTCAAATCCCTGTCAACTCGGCTCAGCAAAACTTGCTGAACCCCGACGGTTGCAACGTGGTTCGCTCCCTTCCTGGGTACCCAGCTACGGCAATCTTCATCTGGGGCGGTAGAACTAGAATCAACCCTGCTGTTGCAGACCAGCGTAAGTTCCAGTTTGTAAACACTCGTGTTATCCAGAACGTGGTGTATGGCTCACTAAGGAACGCTTTCGACAACCAAATCTTCACAGTTGTGGACGGTTTCGGTGTCGTGTTTAACCAGATTGTATCGATCGGTAACAGCGTTCTAAACCAGCTTTATACTGCTGGCGCACTCTACGGGGCTCGCCCTTCCGATGCGTTCCAGGTTATATGCGACGAGCGTATCAACACTTCCGAGAACTTGGAGAACGGTATCGTGAATGTCAAAGTGTTTGACGTTCCTGTGCCGACCCTGGAGAGAATCCAGGTTGACCTCATCAGGGTGTCAATTGGTCAAATGAACAACGAGCTAATTTCTCAAGGACTGGAGTGATAACCAAGTGAGTCAAATGAACAAGGAATTAAAGCTACAGATTCCTGACTCACTTCACTCTACCTTAGCTAAAAAGGCTGAAAATCAGGGTGTCTCAATAGAGGCACTCTGTCTTTCTATGCTACAAGCAGAGTTGTTAGTTGAGCCATCGCTTTACGGATCATTGCCTAATGGGCAAATCAGACTAGAAATTAAAAAAGTAATTGAAAGCTACTTGCCCCCTGAAGAAGTAAGAAAAAGGGTAAGACAACTTGAAACTCAAATTACCCGGTGCATTCGATGACAGTCCCCCAGCTATCTTTCTCCACAATAAGGGGTATTTCCTACCCGCTCCGCATAGAGAACGGAAACCTGGCGGTTAGCACCGACTATTCCCTTAAGGCCCAACAGATAAGGAGCGTAATAGAGACTAGATTTTTTGAAAGAGTTATGAGAGCGGACTACGGGGTTGGAGACCATACACTAGAGGTCATGAACCCCGGTCAAATTAACTCTGAGTTCCAAGCTTCAATAGCAAAAGAAGTAGAGGATTTAACATCTTTGGCAGTTAGTGGGGATTGGATAACTGGGGGAGATGACGGTATTTACCGTGTATTTATTGTGTACTCAGTGGACGGGATCCCCCAACCCCCCGTGAATTTCTCCCTCAGTAACTAGCGGGTAAAAGACTGTATAGCGCACCCCTCCCCCTTAGAGAAACATAGATGAGAAACAATGATAAACTGACTTACTTCTTCGGTTACTGAGGAGAATATTGTGGCACAACGATTTCGCACAGCCCCAGTTCCTTCGGGAGAGGTAAGCTCATATACGAGTGACCCGTATAATCTTTCGTCTATTTACATGTTTGGTAGTTCCTCTCCCTTTACGGGGAGTGGGGCCAGCATCGTAAGACCAAGTGACGACCTAATTATCCAGAAAGGTGGCAACAGAGCCCTATCTGTATATCAGCGTCTACTACTAGATGAACACGTTCAAGGATCATTCTCCAAACTAATGCAGGAGATAACTTCACGCCCCTGGTTTGTTGAAGAATATAGCGAATCTCCCGGAGATTTGGCCGTAAGAGACTTCGTAGCTGAAATTTTAGCTGAAATTCCTCTGGATGAAATTTACAAGGGTTTGGCCGAAGCGACAATCGTTGGATATTCGGTGGGAGAAATAATGTGGAAAAAGACCAAGCGAGGCGTTATCCCCTTTGACATCCGCATGAGGGACCAGCGCCGATTTGTATTCCAAGAGGCGGAGGATTCCCAAACTGGGTTCACGATGCGATGCCTAACTTTTAATAGGATGTTTGAGGGTGTAGAGCTTCCTGCGAGAAAGTTCATTGTTAATCGCTACTGGTCACAGCATAATGGAGACCCCTACGGTTCTGCCTTGGGTAGGTTACTGTACCCACTTGTTAAGTTTAGGAGAAGGGCTCTAGAGTCTTATGTCCTGTATGGTGACAGGTATGCAACCCCTACCGCCGTGGCGACGGCTCCGCTAAGTGCGTCCTCAGCAGAAATTGATACAATTTACAATCACATTTCCAACCTGTCCCAAGAGACAGCATTGGTATTACCCGAAGGGTATAAACTTGATTTCGTTAACCCGCAAGGTAGTCCCGACGTATTTAAGAACCTTATCGATTACATTGATAAAGAAATCAGCCTATTGATTTGTGGTGAGAATGAGGCTGGCACAGCAGAGTCCGGTTCCAGAGCGTCATCCCAGGTAGCAAACCTGGTTAGAGTTACTAGAGCATCCGAGATTTCCGAAATAGTCTCTCACTTGCTGACTAAGACCTTGGTTCGTTGGATTGTTGACCTTAACTTTGGGATTGACGTTGCCGCACCTTCTCTTACAAGGGAGTTCCGCATTGAGGAGTCACCACTGACAGTCGCTGACGTTTCTTTACTCATTCAGAACGGGTTCAAGCCCAGGAAAGAGTGGATTCAGAGGCATTTCCGAGTTGATTTGGAAGATGAGCTTAAGCCTATGTTCCTTGGCCAAGAGGACCCTAACGCTGAAGTTAACTTCGACCCAAACACAGACAAAGATCTATTTAAGTCAATCTTTGGTGATGAGGAGAGTGCCCCCACTGAACCTGCTGAGGCTCCTGCTGAACCCACTCCAGAGGTTGCCCCTGAGGAAGCTCCTGCTGAACCTACCCCAGAAGCTGCTCCCGAGGAAGTACCTACCGAGCCTGCCCCTGCTGCGGCTATGGTGGTCAATGAGGAGGGTGTTGTAACCGAAGCTACTCCCCCTACCGAAGAGCCCACCCCAATTGAAACTCCGGAAGAACCAGCCCCGACAGAAAACCAATTAACGGAGTCTGAAGAACTTGATGATATCTTATCAAGTTTAGAAGAACCTAACCCTGCCGAAACTGGCGTAGCCGGTGAGGAAAAATAGTTAGGGTAAAAACATACCAAGAGTGCATCAAGTAGCAAAGTGTTTACAAAAAAAGTTCACGTATTCAAAGCTGGCCCGCAGGTTTCCGCCCAGGGTGTTCAAAGGGAGTTTTCTCCTGATGACCTTCAAGAAGTAGTAGAGTCTTACGATTCAAAAATTCATGAAGCTCCCCTCGTGATTGGACACTCTGGAGACAACGATAGCACACCTTCTTTCGGGTGGATTAAAGGATTCTCCAGAAAAGGAGATGACCTTTACGCTAACGTCGAGTTCACTGACGCAGCTAAAGACCTGGTTAAAAAAGGTCATTACAGGAAGGTTTCTATCTCCTTTTATTCACCCGAATCTCCCATTAACCCGCATAAGGGTAAATGGAGTGCTAGGCACTTAGCTTTGCTTGGTGCTGCACCACCAGCGGTTAAGGGTCTAGAGTCCCTCTCTTTTACTGAAGAGGGGGGAGTCTTTGATTTTGCGGTTGCACTTTCTCCTAATGACATTTTTGATGAAGAACTTGGTCCAACAATGATGATGGAAAAAGGTCCCCTCGAAATGCTTAAGGAAAGGTTGGATGAAGTAAGAAATGAGATGGACCAGTCCTTAAAGCAACTGGAAGATAACCAAAACCAACAAACAGAAACAAGTGTCTCTGAAACAGACTCTGAAACAACAAACTCGGCGGATCAAAACGCCACCCCCGACAATCCTAATCAGCAATTTTCTGAAATGAAAAAGAAATTGGGGCGCGAAGGCGCTGAAGTCGCTGAGTCTGCTCAGCAACTGGCTAATCTAGAAACAAAAGCACCAGAAACAAAGTTCAAAGAAACCTCTAAGAAAAAAATGGTCGATGAAGAGGAAATGGAATCCCTAGAGGATGAGTCGGAGGAGTCCTTCAAAGAGTCAGCCAAGGCTAAAAAAATGAAGGCTTCTATGGTCGATGAAGAGGAAATGGAATCCCTAGAGGATGAAACATCTGAAAAGTTTGAAGAAGGTTCCAAAAGGAAAGTATCCAGTGGAGCCGGTGGTCAAAAGGTTCAGGTTGTTCAAGAAGTCTTTGAAGAAGGTCTTGAAGAACAACACAAAGAAAGAACTTCCTCAATGAAGAAGAAACTCATGACCGAAGAAGGCGATGAGGAAATGGATTACGATGAAGTAAGCAACAAGTCCGCTAAGAATGGTCGTGTAACTTTCGGTACTCATTCTGCCGCTGATGGCGATAAAATGACCGGTCGCTCTGAAACCGCTAGGTCAAAGGATGACAGCTATGCCGACCGTCAAATGGTAGGTAAAGGTGCTGAAGAGGACCGTGAAGGCGTAACTAGCGACTCCGAACAAGATGATGACAGGATCAAAACCGCAAGCAACTCTGAACAAGAAACAGACCGCAAAAAGCTAGCTAAGTCCGACGAGGGCGATGACAGCGAAGATTCTCGCTGGGCTGGTCAAGGTGACGCCCGTAAGAAGGTCATGAATAACGACCAGTACGACGATAGTGATAGCGACTACCCTGAGCAGGAACGTGCGGGAATTTCCGATGGAGATGAGCCCCATGGTCGCGACGGTGGCCCTACCTCCGTATCTAAACTATCTGAAGAAGACCCCGATGGTATGGAAATGGCCGTTGACGTTAAGAGCGTTAAAGGCAGCAAAGATGCCCGTGTTCTATACCAAACCTCCGGTCAAAAGAGAGCCCCATTAAAAGGTGGTTCAATCGCCGATCACGCTGAGGGTGAAGACGGAGAGCCGGATTCTGAAGGTGTCGTTAAGTCCCCAAAGAAAGCCAGTGTATCCAGCGGCAAAGATGCCCGTGGTCGTAGCGGCGGTCCCACAGACTTCCCTGCTATTTCCGAAGAAGATCCTGACAACGAGGAAATGGCTGTCAAGGTTGGTGATGCAACCGAGAGTGACAAAGTCCGAATCGTTCGTCAAAAGTCCGGCGACAAAGCTACCCTCAACCATGCGGAGGGCGAAATGTCCCGCAGGAAGAAAGCTGCTGCTGTCAAGGACCCGATGACTGAAACGGGTAAAGGCTCCACCTACGAGGAAGGTGAGATGGACGACGAG